AAAGTCATTAAGAGCTTTGAATATCGGACCGATTGTAAGATCGGTAAATTGTTCAGGGTTAAAGTTACGTGCCTGACTTCCAAGTTCTTGGACTTCAACCTTGGCTCCTGAAATTACATCCTGACCGATATCGAGATTTTCAACATTATTCTGCAACTGAGCTCTGCTAGTTTCATCACCGTCCTCGACAACCCAAAGGTTTCTTGAAACGTATCTTTGCTCAGCGTGTTGCATGACATACTGAGTTGCATACTTTCTGTCAAGTAATGATGGAAGTTCCCTAGTTTCAAATTCTCCTCCACCTACTGGAAGTGAGAATAATCTAGGACTTGTCATTGAAACAGCAAAACCAGTACCAAAGGCTGAGGCATCTACCTTATTCCAAGTGAAGTGAATTACCTCTCCAGGGTTATGGTACCCCTGATATTCAGCTCCTCTAAACTCATACTTGTATGGGATTCTTTGTCTATCCCACCAAATTCTTTTGAATGAAGAAATTGGTATGTGCATCAAGTCACGGAAACTTCTGACGTTTTGGATACCCATTCTTGGTTTCCAAACTGAGTTTCCATACCAAAGTAGTTCCTTGATAAGTTCGGTATCAAAGGTATCAAATTGTAAATCTTGTGTAAATTTCTTAAAGTAATCGACAACTTCTCTTCTCTCAGCTTTGACATAATGAGCCCCACCTGTGACCTGAGATGATAAGTGATTGATTGCTAATTGTGTATCCTCATCTACTTGCAGACCGACTTTTTGAGTTTCAAAAGGTATTGCTGGAGTATCGAAAGTTTTGGAAGTGTAACCCTCTCTACTGTAAGCTCCGACGGTAGAAATTTCTGGACCCCACACTGGCTGAGATAATCCAGGAGCCATTTCAAGAAATGAGTGCATTTCGGCTAATGGCATCTTACTTCTTGCGTTAGTTTGTATGATTGGATTCTTAGAATCAATAGCTCCAATTTTTTCTAAACCACGGGTTAGTCGGCTACGCCATGTCATAATATTTTACCAAAGTGGTTATACTTAGTTATTGTGTTGCGATTAATGACATACCACCCGTGTCAGCTTCATTGAGATACTTGCCTCCATGTCCCTTATGAGGCTCTCTTTTTAGAATAATAATGCAAAAACACTTGTAGCAAAGTTGGTGTTTTCTCCAATTTTCAGCTTTGGGGGACTTTGAGTTCTTATAACATCCAGTACCATGTCTATGACCTAAGCACGTTGCCACGTAATTAATTAATAACCTACGGAGTTATATACCCCTCACATCGTAAAAAAATTGACTAGAAGTTGGAGATAACTAGGACACCTAACTACATTTTGATTGATGATTGGCTTCCACAGGGGGTAATAGATGATATTCTAAAGGAATTGGAATATCTTGAACCCCTTACTGAACCTAATGTTATGGATAGGTATAGAGTAGTAGGTCATAAACAAAGCCATATTACATTAGTGGATAATCATTTTGAGGATAGATCAAAATCAGCAATTCTTTCAGCTTTTGACCAATATTTATGGAGTAAAGAATTTGAAGATGAGGTGCTTAATCATCCTGATACTGCACAAATTTTTAAAATATTACCACATACGGAATTTGACTCTACTGAATTACAAATTTATGGTGACGGAGGGTGGTATACAGATCATAAGGACGACGCTACATTTGGTGAGTTAGTTGTTTGTAATTTACTAATGTGTAGGAACCCAAAGAAATTCACAGGTGGAGAATTGGTTGTGGAGGGAGAAAAGATTGAACATAAACAAAATAGATTACTTATCTTTCCATCATTAGCTTTGCACAGTGTAGAAGAAGTCCACATGGAATCTAATGATCCATTGGACGGAAGAATATCATTACAACATAGATCATGGTTTAAACAGATATCCCCAATAGGAGGGGCTGCTACAATAACACCGTTTTCCCAGGACCCAGAGATATGAAGATAATTACTCAAGGCTTACCATTTGTTGAATTTGTTGATTTTTTCCCTCCTGATGTGTTGCAGGAAATAAAAGATGAAATTTCAAAAAAATCATTACTTGTTAAAAATAAGGAAGATTGGAAAGACGGTGGGAAAGAATATTCTAGGTGGCATCCAGATTCTTCATCATTAATTGTAAAAAGAGTATACGACGCATTATACCAGCCGAAAGTCAAAGAAGTTGTATCCAAAAAAGCTGATCTATGTTGGAAATGGTTTGTATCTATGCCCACTAGTATAGAAGTTCAAGTTACTGCTTACAATCCAGGTGATAAGTATGATTGGCATCAAGATCATATTGGGAAAGAAAAAAGAATGTTGAATTACATAATATACTTGGAAGAACCTGAGGGCGGTGGGGAATTGTTAGTATCTAATTACACTGGTAGTGATCAAGATAAGGAACTTAATCCAGAAATGGATTATCTTATTAGGCCAACTCCTAACACTTGTGTGATCATGCCATCATGGATGTTACACAAAGTAAATCCTGTAAAGGGCGGTAAAAGATTGACCGTAAACGGTCATGTTCAATTAGATGTTAAGTAATTTCTCCAGTTTCTTCATTTATTTCAAAGGTGTCTTTTCCCAATGCTTCGTTAACATCAACTGTTTGAGATTGGGTTTCTTTCCATCTTTGAGTTATGCGGATTCTAAGTTTTTTTATCATCTCATCTCTATCGTAGGCATTTATGAGAGGTGCTTGGTGTTTTGCAATAACTTCGTCGTTTTTACCAAGAATGGAATATCTTACATCATATTGAGTATCTCCACCTTGGTTTTCTCCCACTACCAAAATTGAATCGACTCTAAATTTCATAATTATTCCACTGTATACTCCATTTTATGTTTTTATCATCCATACAACCTCTTGGAATGAGGGTTTGTTTTCGTGAGCTCCACCTGAGCCAGCGTTACCCACACTTGTAGCTTGTGTTGCTCCACCTGTGGTTGAACCGCTTGAGGTGTTAGCTTTTGAGTTATTGTATTGACCATAATTAGAGGCGTTAGATGGTCTAGTGTAACTGTGAGAGTGTGATGGATTGTTTACACTATGACTGTGTACGGGAAGTTCGGAGGTACTTAACGTAACTGTATTTGCTCCACCCGTCGTACCAGGGTTTGTAATATTTGGAGCTCCTTTAGGAAATTTATCTCTAAGATCAGGGACGTTGAAAGTAGTAGATCCGTCACCTACTCCAAAACTTGTGCCAACTACTGCAAACAAATCAGCGTAAGTAGTTCGACTTACAGCCAATCCGTCACAGATAAGCCAGCCACTTGGAATAGCATTATAATCTCCACCGTATGGCTCAATAGCTCCAGTTTCAGCTCCAGCCCCTCCAGCTTGATCCCATGTAGAACCATTAAAGACAAAAGTTAAGAAAGTGTCAGTTTCGTAAAACTCACAACTTGTTTGAACGTTAGTTGGTTTTGTATCGGCTGCTAATCCTGTCATTCGCATACCGCTAACCCAAACGATTGCCATTATGCTATCTGAACCTCCGTAATTGCTCCAGCCTTTTGGATCTTAACAAAAATACCGTTATTGTTGGTATCAATTTCTTTCATATACATTCTACCCTCCTCGGCTGGAGGATCTGAGGGAACCGCAATTTTATTCCAATTAATGTAACCCATGCCAGTAAGGTTGTTACCATTGGCGTTAACGTCAGTAATCCATGTGTAAACTAAATTTGAAACTGTGATTTTTTTGGTAATAGGGGTGCCAGTTGGATCGTCTACTATTGCTATTGGGTCGTTAGTCGCTGGAGTAGTAAGCTCAGTAAGTGCTGTAATCTTATCTGACATGATTAGTGTGAAAACTATTTCCTTATACGTTTTTTGACAGGTGTAATAGCGTAAGCACTTGGGTTGTAATTCTGAGCAGCCACTAGACAGTAAATAATAGCCATTACAGAATCCTGTGGGTGGTTGTATAGTTTCATGGCTTTTTGCCTTGGATCTTCAACTTGGACTTCTTGTACCTCCTCCAGATCTTTTCTTGTAATTGAGGTCATATCGTCCAACAAAAAGTCAGTTTGCCAATCATAGTAATGTGGTATCATGAACATCTTTTGTTTGAATTTATCTTCGTGTGGGTGTTTTGGGTGTGATACTGACATACCAATAAAATCTACAAAATTCTGAATTACAGTGGTTTTATCAATTTGTATTCTTGCAGATTCCTTACCATGCTCATCGGTGTTTTGACCGTACTCTTGTTTTGGTTTTACTTCATTACCTATTGTTTGACAACCAATGAATCTATGTCTACCGATACCGCGGAACTTCTTATCATTAGAATCTCTACCGCCTCCTTGGATTAGCGGAATCTGATCTTGTCCGTATCCCCAGTCCCCGACACCATAATCGATCTCATAACGATCAAACAGATCTGTAATATATCGTGCCTGATCCATAGGGTGCTCAGCTGGCCTTGGGTCAATCCATGCAAGCTGATAGCGATTACTCTTACGCCAATGAATAATAATTGCAGCCACAGTTTTCGACGCAGTTGGTCCGCTACCAAAGTCAACACCGCCTAATACTCTGATCTCGTTACCATATATGGCTTTCAGGTCAGTTACCTCATGGGGTAACAAAAGTTTGAGATAGTTGACGTAACAAGCTTCTACCATGTCTGGGGTAATTGGTCTACGTTCAGCTTTGTAAAACTCCCCGCGACAGTGTGAAAGATACATTGACATTGGATAGTGTTTTTGCTGGTATTCAATTGAAAGTTCAGGCTGAACTCGATATTTGTTTACAGCATCATGGATAGTTAGCGGTACATGAGGGAACATTTCTTGAGGGAAGTGATAACCTCGATAATCCTTGTTAGCTGGGTTTTGAGCCACCCACTTTCCTGAGAGTATCTTTTGTAATTTATCCTCGTCATTGGATATGGCTCCAAAGGCATCAAATTGTAATTTGTCCCTCCAATCGGGATCGTCATAAACCCATTCCCTTTGATCTGTACGTTTCCACATTCGGTGATACTCACTTCCAGCTTCTCCGCCAATTCCAAAACAATACACCCGTCCATGAGTTTTAGAGAGTGAATACATGGCGACTGGCAAATAACCCACATCTTGAGCTTGTGCCTCATCAAGAATGAGAGCCTCGTTAGACTTTCCCTCAACCGCGTGATACTTGTTTTCATCTGTCACTAGATAAATTACAGACCCATTAAGAAGTTTAATACGTCCAACGTTTGCTTTTCCGTGGGGTAAGTAATTAGCCATTTTTGGATTGGCGATAAAAGTTTCTTGTCTTAACCTCTGTTCAGAAAATGCAGATCTGTGGTTTTCGTCGTCCACGACATAAGTAACCTCACATCCTGGTTTGGATAAGGCGATCCAAGATATCAAAGAACTGGAGTTTGTAGTTTTGTATGTCTGACGACCATTGACAAACATTTGGTGTGGATGATCGTCCAAAAGTGGTTCAATCCAAAACGGATCTTGTTTAAAGTGTAATGGCTTTCGTCCAATCATTGGTCGAAAGTCCCTGATAAAATCAATAAGGTTGTTAGGAACTGGAGAGTTTTGTAATGCCTGTGCTTTCTTTTCGTTTAGGATTTTTTCAATCTGACCTAACCGAAACGAGTCGGAGTGTACCAATGATTATTTCCACTCATCTTGAGTTTTTAATTCTTCTTCAGCTTGCAGAACTGGACTAACAGCCATGGCAATTTCTTCTGGACTAACAGTAGATAGTGCTTTCTCGACTGACTGTAATCTTCTTTGGAACTCATGGGACTTTTGTAATCCACTGTATAATTGGGCTTGATACCCCGTGGCCTGGGACAATTTAATCATTAAATCATAATCTTTCTCACTATCGGCTTTTTTTGAAACCTTATGAAATTCCTTTGCGAGAATGTCCATAATGCTGACGGTAATCTTACCGACATGACTTGCATCAGCCCATTCTCGTTTCATAATCGCCCTCTCTAATAATCACTTTAAAATATTTCTAATCGTAAGGAATATCGTTTTTTTGTAATAATTGCCTCAAATAGATCTTAATTTCTGCAATATCTGATTCTATTGTTGTAATTCTTGACTTGGACTCCTTATGGTTATTTTGCTCATCCGTGAGTCGGTCAATGGCATCCCTCATTCGGATAAAGCATTGTTCTTTCTTCCAAAAGTGCCTTGTAAGGAAAATGAGAAAACCTCCTAATGGTACTAGAATACTAAGTATGATATCTATGTGGTTAGTTAACTCATTCATGGGTAGCCTAGAAATAAATTATTTATAGCAGTTTCCTTAGAATGAACTCTATTACATTTACAGTGACAGCGTT